GACAGTGCTATCTGAGTAAAGAGTACCGATGCCAAGATTTGTGCGTAGCTCGGCGACTGTTACGTATGTAGCGGCCATAATCGGTACTCCTTACTTAGTTAGGGTCGGTAGGGCAAAGGGCTAATGCCCTACCGACTATTAGGGTTAGGGCTTAGGTAAAGTTGTAGCGGATAATTCCCTTTGGCATCTTGGCGATTGTTGCCATGTAGCCATAGATCGCTACCTGTACCTGTAGGTTGCTTACAACGTTAACTGACATGTAAGCCTGTGGTGACTGGTAAACAGTAAATGCCTCAGGCGCAAGAATAATCGCTGAGTCATCAACAGTTGTTGTTGCTGCAAAGTTCTTATCAACATATAGATCAAGACCTAGTACGTTGCCGCGAATTGAACCAGGTTGAGTTAAGCCGCCTGCGTTCATTGGTTGTGATGCTGAATAGATTGGTCGCCCGGTGGTATCGGATGCGCCCATCAATAATTGCCATTGTGAACCATTAGCAACGTAGTTCTGTGCGTAGTAACCAGTTGCCTCATAAACAAGGCGAGCAGCTTCTGATGCGTAACCAATGATGCCTGCAGATGTAGCAGCTTGTGCAGTAGTTGCAACAGTACCTGCAGTAATCAACGCAGCATTAACTGTTGTGTCAAGTGTCTTTAGGTAAGCATTTTGTAGTTGCTGTGTTAGTTCTGCATAGAAGTTAGGGTCTGAACGTTCTAGCAGTTCAATGCTGATTGTGTTCATACCTGAATACTTATTGACTGTACCTGATAGGTATTCTGTAACCATACCTGTATTTGCAACTGCACCAGCTTCAGCTTCAACTGTTACAACAGGTGCAACGCCTGACTGACCGCCTGCTGATGTAACAAGTGATGGCACGTTAATTGTCATGCCGCTTGCTGGCAATACGCCGCGAGAACATGCATCGATTGATGGTGTACCAAAACGTGTATTTGTTGGGAACTCTGATAGGTACTGTGTTGGGCTAAATGCAGGGTTAGTGCTGAAAGAATCATCTGCAGCTGTTACATAAAGCATTGAGTCTTGATTGCCTAGGGCAGCCTTGATCTTATGCTCTGTGTACTTTGCCATAGATGTAATTGGTGTGCGTACTGTCTGGCTGTCTAATACGGATGGGCGAATAATTTGGCGAGCTGCTTGAACTGGTGCAGCCTCGACTGGTTTTTCTGCCGGTACATCCGGTGTATCAATAGGGGCTGTAGTCACAGCTGCCTCGCTTTCGGTTTCGGTTTCGGTTTCGATTTCTACGATTGTCGTATTGATCGTTGTTGTTTTTGTGCTGTTACTCATCGCTGCTTCTAGTTCAGCTTTAGCCGCTGCAATATCAGTTACGGCCGCTGAATCGAAGGCAGCCGACTCCACAAGGCTTACTTCTTTCAGGACTGCAGCGGTAACTAACAGGTATCCCTTCATCTGCTTAGACGCGGATACATCCACGCCTACGGATAAGCCAGATACGAGATTTTCCTGAGCTAGTACAAGTGCATCCTGTCCCCGGCTGCTACTTGAAATTTTGAACGATGCATACATGCCACTTTCATCATCGCTGGAATATGTAGCGCGACCTACTGGCTTTGTGCTGTCATGCTGCATTAGTAATTTAATTTTTGTTACATCTGGAATTGAAATAGATCCGCGTTCAAACACGACAGGCCCGGCGGATGTGTAACCCACTTCGCCGTATGGCGCGATCTTGCCTGAGATCATGCGGCGTTCTGTATCGGCCGCCTCGATCGCGTTATTAAACGTTAAGTGCAACATTTGTAGTATCTCCTGATCCATTAGGTGTTAGCTGTTCCATCTGTTGAGCTTGTCCTATATCTATCAAACCAAGGTTTAACATTTTTTCTATTGCATCTAGTCGCGCCATAGTATCTGCGCGTAAGAAAGTTTCATCAATAGCAAAACGCACTACGTTGCCGTGTGCAGTTAGATCATCCATGCTTAAACGATTTTCGATTGCGCTAATAAATGGCTGTAGTGAGTAAGCCACAAATTCTTTACGGCCATCTAGAATATTTTGGTAAGTCATGCTGTTATTCATATCTGCAGAAATGTAATATGCAGGCACGTTCATTAAACGTGCAATTTCAGTAGCAAGGTACTGGCTGCTTTCGTTATATGTCATATCTTTAGGGCTAAAGCCAATATTTTGCGCCTCTAAAGTGCTAGTCAAATATGCGGTACTGCGATTATTACGCGCGGCTTTCCACGCAGCTAGTAAGCCTTGGATCTGTGCCTCTGGTAGATCAGCACCGGTATTTTTTAAAATTGTGGTTGCCATTGGCGTAGCTGCTGCAACTGCTGCAGCTTTTTGAATATCTAACGCAGCTTGAATAGTGCGGCCGCCAGTTTGCAATACGCCAGGCAGTAATGATTGAAATGTAACTAGCGAACCAATACCGGACATAGGTACGCGTTCACCATTTACAGAGTAATACTCAACTTCATCGCCGTACTGATTTGTAGTGACTGTAACGCGCGTGTTAGGTACAAATTCAAAACCTGATGGGCGTTGGTCATCAAAATAAATTGACTGGACTTTTAGATAGCCCACGCCGTAGAACAGCAACGCATCAACCAAATATGCAAGGGTCACGCTAAGCGGCTGGCGTATATCCATCTGATCTAGCCATAACGGGCTTTCTAATTTTTTACCTGTAGATTTTTTGTATAAGCCAAGATCGATGCTAGATATAACGCCTGCAATTAGGTTTCTGCAGCGACTAACACTTGCAACCTGGAGTGCTAAATTGCGATCAATCGCAACGCCATAACCATAATTAGATAGGCCGCTGTTATAGCTGTACATGCCAGCACCATAGGTACTATCCATGATGGCAGGCGCATATTGGGCAGTTACTTCTGCCTTACCCTTGAACCCTAAAGTTTCCAGTAATCCCATAAGTGGGATTTTCTCAAATTGTCAAGCACATTACCGATTCTGCTCGGCGTGTCGCTAGGCGTATATCTTGGCTTCTTGTAATGGCTTAGATAGGTGCATAACTAGCATGGCTGCGCTGATCGGCGCGGCTACGCTGCCGCTGGATCGTTTACGGATAATGCGCCACGCTTGATCGTTACTTTTAGCAGCTACGTTATCCATAGACTCGTTTAAAAATTCTTGATTGCCGTGTACTACGCGTTTGTTATCTATGTAATCTTTAAACGTCTGGCAGGCAACATAGAACTGCGATCCTGAGCAGTCCTCAATTTTTACGCCTGAGTTATGCAGGCGATCGGCAATAGCCTGCCCGGTATATTTGTCGAACAGCACTTGCTTAGGCATCCACTCATCGCAATAGCCTTTAATATCCACGGCAATCTTTAGCTCATCAATAGCGCGATCGGACTCCCACGTCTTAACCAGGCTTATACCTATGCGGCCATCGGGCAATATTGCGCCAGCCATTAGAGCTGCGTGGCGTTTAGAGTGCGGCTCGATGTCAAAGGCAAACATCGAATACATGCCAGGCGACAGAATAAGATCAGGATCGGCGCACTCATCCCAGCTGCCAGGAGTCCAGGGCGATAGATCCGTGCCTACCCACTTGCATAAGTTTTCAGTCATCACCGCGCTGTAATCGGATGTAGCTACTATCTCCTCGATCGCGGCCTCGGTAATTAAGTAACCCAAAGACGGGTTAGCCATTGCCCAGGCAGATCGATCCCATATATCGCAGCCATCATGCGCGCTGTACTCGTAATAGCCCACCGACTTAGGCGGCTTGTTTAGCGATCTTTCACGCATGTCATTTAACACGTGGCTATCCTTAAAACCAGCATTAGATGTATAGAACCGCTGCGAATTAGGGCGAGTAAGGGTTGTACTTTTTACGGCATCTAACGCTTCTGTACCGACATGGCGCAGCTCATCGATCCAAACTACATCGGCCGTTAATCCACGGCTAGAGTCTGCAGTCGCAGCTACTACGCGAACCTCTGCACCTGATTCTAAGATAATTCGGTTATTGCCGTTTGTGCGCTTGTAAGCCTTGTCGATATTGCCGCCCTTTACCTGGCTGCGTAGGAACTCGTTGCGATCAATAATGCCTGCCATGATCTCTAGCGACTTAGATGCCATGAGCATCTGCGAACTCATTATGAGTATATTCATTTCGCCAAAATAGAATAAACCTGCAAGTACGCGCATACGCAGAACGTGGCTTTTACCGGACTGGCGACTGCAAACTAACAAGCTAGATTTTTTTATAAATTGATCGTTCTCATCTACGGCGCACATATCTCGCAGAATTACAATCTGCCACTCTAAAAGGGGCTGGCCGATTAGCTCGGCAAGTTTAATTATGGCATCTACCTTAGATTCGCCTTCCAGCCAGGGCGTATGTAATCGAGGCCTGACAGCCCCCGTAAGGGGTGGTGGGTTTTCTACCAGTTCTAGTTTCATTTCCTAGAGATTACCAGTCATAGGGCCTTTGTGGACGGTTTCTACCATGCTCGGGGATAAACAGGACGAAAAGGCAGGGGGGGTAGCCGTCTGTGCTAAAAAAACAGCCTGATTACGAGATCCACGCTTGCTATTGCACCTAGAGCAGCAGGCAACCATGTTGTTCGGATCGTAGGCTTCTGCCTCGGTTGATCGAGATACTGGGATTATATGATCCACTGTATGAGCTGGCTGGTTGCAGTAGTAACAGGTGTACTGATCCCTGGCTAAGACTGTAAGCCTGATCGCCTTGTATTTACGTTGACTGCGTGGGTCGCCTCGCTTAGCCATCAATAGTGCCCAGTCTTTAGATGAAATGCTAAGGCCTTGCATGGTGTGCCGTATCGCTTAGCAATATAGATAAGCCCTAAGTCAATCTGCTTATAAGGATCATTAGTCTTTAGCTTTAACAGCTGTGGTATTCCATATGCAGATGATCGCTTGTTATCAGCCCGGTAATTCCACTTAGATTCTAAGTACCAAAGCTTCTCTAAACATAGGTATTCATTATGGTTAGTTAGTTTTATATGACTATAAAGTAAGTATTTTTCAATCTCTTTATTATAGTTAGTACTAGCATAAGCATTAGTAAAAGCGTTAAGTACTAAGATTAAGTATACACATACATACCTAAACCATTTCAATATAATCGGCGTGTCGCTACTCATTACACTCATGCTTTTCATCTGGGTTAAAGCTGCAGAAATAGCAACCTGCGTTTTGTCCACAGGTTATGCACAGATACTTAAACTGTATTGAGTCACAGCATGAGTTATACACAGCGTTATCCGCAACTGTGTAAAACTCCTGACCAAGTCGCTTAGTCATCTGTGTGCCAATAACCTAATGCGCCTATTAAGTTTGTTAATTCATCAGCATCTAATACATCTGCATCATTTAAATAGCGTTCAATAGTGTGCCGAGCCTCTAACCTGCATCCGTGAAATCCACCATCATATCCACAATAAATGCATGTATATTCATTTGGCATCTTTACCCCAACCAGTTCCCTTAAATATGATCGATGGCGCGCTAAACACGCGCATCATTGGGTAGCTGCAGCATAAAGGTGCGCTGTCGCCGTTTGTGCTTACCGGGTGATTCATCTCTAGTTCGACGCCGCATTGATCGCAGCGATACAGGTAACTAGGCATCTTGCACCGAATTAGGCATGACTGTGTAAAAGGCTTCGCACTTCTCACATTTAATGATAATGATAGGGATAGCGCCATTTACCAGGTGTACTACCATCTCAGGCTGCTCTGGATCGCAGTTACATCTAATCTCTAAGTTATTAGTTTTAGTCATGCAGTATCTCCTCAGCTGTAGGTACTTGGCTATCTAGCAGCATCTCAATGCCCATAACGCCACAGCCTAAGCATTGAACGCAAACTACGTTAGGCGGCAGGTTAATAAACTCATCTACGATCTTATGCGTTTGCATACCTGGGCCAATCTTGGCGCAAACCCTGCAATTAATCCTCAGTAATGCCATATACGGACTTCCTTAATGCATCCATCTCAAATAACTCACGTTGAGATACCCAGAAATTGCCATCAGCTGCGTTGTAATACTTGGCCTTCTTAGCCCATAGCACGGGCATCCAGCCAACGATCTGATATACAGGTGACTTATTTACTACCAAAATGGCCACATCGTTTAGCCGTGGGTAATCCTTATGGATGATTAAATGCCCATTGGTATATCTAGTCCATTTAACTTCAAAGCCCAGATTACCGACAGTTATATCGGCCTCATCTCGGTAAGTGTGAACCGTAGGTACGAAATTCTGTAAGCCCATATATTGCGCTACTGCGATCTCTGAACCAACGGCCTCGCTATTTTCTAATATAAACTCATGATAATTTATATTAGTTTGTCGGCTGTATCTGCGATCAGGCGTAGTTATAAACTCACCTGTGCTGCGCGCAAAACCACACGCTGCAGCTTGCTTTTCCTGTGATCTATCTAAGATCACCTGGACTATCTGCGACATCTCGGTTATAGCCATATTGGTTTGCACTGATCGCCCCGTGACTTACTGCTA